CCGCAACGCAAACGGAGGTGTGGCCGAGTGGTTTAAGGCAACGGTCTTGAAAACCGTCGACTGTAACAGGTCCATGAGTTCGAATCCCATCGCCTCCGCCATATTTGATACGACAAAGCCCTGATTTTTCAGGGCTTTGTCGTTTCTGGGGTTTGGTGCAGATTTCGAGTTCTTCGATGTGTTCCATAATAATCATGGGCGTGTTCCATAACTAATCCCGTTCGAGCCCCCTTATCCCTTGAAATCCTACCGGTTTGACCAAAAAATGCTTTCTTCAGATTTACCCCAACAGCTAAGGCGCCAGCTCCTTTTCCTGCGAAACTCTGTCTCGGCTTTTGATGCTGGTGATGAGGAAGAGGCTGTGCGTATAGGGGTAGTCATTCGGGTGCTCTGTCATGACACCCGCAACAGCACATCTCTGTTACGTGAGATGGGTAAAAAAGAGTCCTTGGAGCTGGTAACCACTGCAAAAGCTTTGCCGGACGATTTACCAACGCCCTTACACTTTTGCGAGCTCATGGCGGGAATGACATTTGGTAACTCCCTAACCTATGATCCAGTTCCGCCAAATTCTCCCACTATCCCGTGCCATGAATGGTGGTCTCAGGTCGTGTTCATTCGTGACGACGTTAGGTACACACGCAGGGATGTAGTCCTTTCAGCAGCAAACAAGGATGGGGGTGCGCACGTAGATGCCCCAGATGAAAAATTACTAGCGCTACAGGAAGGTTTCTGGATTGTCACCAAAACCTACGCTGACGGTACCAAGACCAGAGGCCCATTGAGCAACAACCACTTTAGAATGCTGCGCAGGTTTGCTGGCGAGCTGCTGGCCAGCAACGACTTGTTTAAGTTAGCGGAGCAGCAGATCGATACGGGAGATGGGCTAACCCTTTGGTAACGAATTTCTTCCTGGACGGCTTCGGCACATCGTGACCCCCACCATGTCAAGGTGACCCCGAAACCTACGCAAGCCACTGATATATAAGGAAAAGTGACAGATTTTCTAGGGGTACAAAACAGCGATAGCACCCTATAAGAATCAATAACTTAGCGTTGTATATTCCTACAGTAGTCCTCCCCTGCGGCGTCCTGCCGGCCATTAAACTTCCTTTCAACACGGTGCTACGCTTCCTTGATCCACGGAGGAAAAGCACATGCCGAACTCAGATCTACTCCCTTCACTGCTCTACAAAATCAACGAGAACCAACTCGCCCTCGAGTCTGCCATTATGGAGCTCACCCTCTGGGTGGAGCAGCATGGGGGCATCGAAGTTACCGAGAATGTCAGGGGTGCCTTGGTCGCGATCGACCGTAATGAAGAATTCATCAAGCTGACGCTTGCGGTGCTGACGGCACCTGAATGAACTCCTTTTTGCACCTGAGATGATGGATCAGGATGAGAGAGCACGCCTATGGTTGGGCGTGCCCTTCATCTTCCAACGAGTAATGTCTCAGAGGATCTTTACACAGCCAGATTTTACAAACTCATCGGCTATTACATCTGAACCATGATAGCTTAAATGGTGGGTATCCCTTAGCAACAACTTACCTTTGCCATCAAAGAACTGAGACATACCGCCCTTCACCAATACGTTAGACTGCTTAACCACACAAACATCATTCTTATTACTGAAGTACTTATCAAAAAAGTCCAAATAAGGCTGCCTGTCAATAATTTGATCTTCAGCAACCTCACATTTGCGAGAAGGTGTGAGTGTGAAAGGACGTTCAAGACAGTCGCGCGCCTGTTTAGGATTGTAAGGCGCATCATAAGTAACGATAACTTTCTTGCCTGCACTTTGCAGATCTAATATATCTTTATCCATCAGCAATTTCATCTGATTGAATTTCTCATCAAGAGAAACATTCAATGGATAACCACCCCAGGTTTTTAAGTCCCGAGTAAAAATCGCAAGCACAACTGTATCTATTGACTTCGACTCCAAAACAACTCTGAAGGCATTTCTGATACCCTCCACGCAATCATTCGCATTAGCCCAAGCCTCGGTTGCTATTATTCCGCGTATTGGCGGGCATCCGTAACTTCCAAAATTCACAAGTCCAGCGTTGTGACTTTCATATATTTTGGCTAGACCAGGCGCAAGAGCATTCCCCGTGCTATCTCCGATAATGGCAATTTTTTGATTATTGGGATTTCCTAGCTGCAAACAAAAATTGGTATTACTTTTCAGTACGCCTTCACAACCATCGGTTTTGAAAGAATGCCAATCCAAAAGCTCGTTATTTTCTACTCCCAATCGAACCGCTGCTCTGGACTTAAGCCCTTCATTGCTATAGGTAGCGTACCCGGTGCAGGCAACACCTATCATCAACAATGCCAGAACCGCAACTTTTGCTCTATCGTGGTTACCGCCCCTTATTGGGCGTTCTACAAGCCTGTATGTGAGCCATGCTAGAAAAATTGAAATTAAAACAGCCGCGATACGAATTTCTCTGCTTGGAGTATCGCTTTCAACAATTCGAGCGAAGGCTAATAGTGGCCAGTGCCACAAGTAGAGAGGAAAGCTTATCAAGCCAAACCAAACCAATATTTTATTTGACAAAATGTTACGGTTAACCCAGGCATTTTGACCGGAAAATATGATTAGGATAGCACCCAAAACTGGCAGGACAGCCCATTTTCCAGGAAAACTGAAGTCTTTATTAATACGCCAGAATCCGTAGACAAGAGCAAACAGCCCAACAAAAGAAAGAACATTACACAATGTTCGCCCATCGACGACTGGCTTTTCTCGATACAAAGCACAAACCATAACAGTATCAAGCTTAATCTTTAACACCGAAAGCGCATCACTTTTATAGAGGGTGATCCACGCTAAAAAACTGCCCCCTAGCAACTCCCAAAACCGCGTCTGAGGCGAATAAAAAGTAGCGACCGGATTAGTTTTAACACCTTTAACATTAAGAGCAAATGAAACAACAGCTACAAAAACCGTGACAGTCAGAAGATTGAAATTTCTCTTTCGCGCAAACCATAGTAACAGTGGCCACGCCATATAAAATTGCTCCTCAATCCCTAAACTCCAAAGATGCAGTAGAGGTTTGGTTTCTGCGGAGTTATCAAAATAACCTGCCTCTCCCCACAAGACGAGATTAGAAATAAACCCAGCACCACCCGCGATATGTTTACCTAACTGTTGATATTCATCAGCGAGAAGCGCAAACCAACCAAAGGCAAAACTTGCTATCAATACAATTATCAGCGCAGGAAATATGCGTTTGATACGCCGAGCATAAAACTCTGAAAAGCTAAACGTTCCCTTTTCCAAGCTCTCAAAAATAATTGTGGAAATCAAAAAGCCAGAGATAACAAAAAACACATCAACACCGATGAATCCGCCGCTTATCCAGAAAGGAAAAGCGTGGAAAGCTACCACTGCAAGCACAGCTATCGCTCGAAGCCCGTCGATATCTGGCCTATATTTCGGATGCGAGAGACTGGGGTGCGAAACCGTCATTGGAGCGACCTTCTATAGAGGATGCACAGTACATGGACCCAGTCAAGCATCCCCTCATCGCCTAAAGGGAAGTAGATCTAGGAAAAGTTCCGGAGTGTATCCGCTCTGTATCTAATCAACAATATTTGCAGGTATTGTTAGCTTCGCCTCCCCTATTATCATCCGGTCGGCTTTTTTACGAATTTCAAAAGCTGAGCAATTCCTACGTTTCGATCCTGTGGAGACCTCGGGGGAACACTTTGGCATCAAGGTAGATGCCCATTTAGTTTGATGTATGACTGGCAAGCCTTCAGCGCGATCAATCCCCGGTCGCCTTCATCGGTGATGGCGACAATTCGTTGAGCATGCGCTGGGTCAAGGTCGGCTCGAACGGCTCCATGAACCACGCCGCCGGCGCCGGTGGCGGCAGGCACTGAACAGCCACCGGCTGAATCCTGGGCAAGGACGACTGACAGCCGTAGATCAGAAGTGGCAAGGCGATCGCGCAGGCGAGCCTGGTCTTTTTGGGCATTGGTCAAAGTCTCATGGTGGGATTGGTCGCTGGCCGCCAGGCGCTGCTCGAGCGCGAGTCTCTTGTCCTGATCGGCGCGCACCTGGGCGGCGGCTGCGTTACTGATGCTGGTGAGGTCGCCCTGATGCAGGCCGGCTTGCTCGGCGAGCTGCTTGCCGTAGCGCCAGTCCTGCACTTTCCACACGCCGACGGCGGTTAGCAGCAGCAACGCCAGCACGCCGACCAGCGCCAGCTTCATAGACGTTGGTGTCATGGCTCGTCCTCCCACGACGGAAGGTCAACCGTCTGCCCAGCAAGGGTATGGGTGCAGTCGCCCAGAAACTGGATACGCCCGTCGGTGACGAACGAATGGCACACCCGTTCACCGTCAGACCATGAATAGCGCACCAAAACCGAAGGCGTGAAAGTTGGGCTTTCTAAACTACCGTTCCAGCCCCAACGCGGTCCCGGCCCAGCTCCGTGCATGATCCGATGCACCATCTCGCAACCCGGGCACTCGAACCACAAGCTTCCCTCTTCAGTTGTGGCCAGCGCACGAGAAAGTCTGCGGAAGGCTGTCATGGCACATCCTTGAAGAAAACGTGGCCGCCCAGCTTCAGGGTCTGCTTTGCATTAGCCACCCAAGCTGGTGGCTTTTTCATGGACAGCGCGTAGTAGTGCGTCGCCCCGCCGGTGGGATCCGGCACCTTGCCATCGATCACCTGGTCAGCGGCGATTCGCGCTTGGGCCAGTTCGCGGAACTGGATCTGCTTCACGCCAATCAGGAACTGGTAGTTCGGGTCGGTCTTGTTCCAGCAGCTGAACTGGTACGGCTTCTGGCACACGCCGGCATAGCCCTCGCCCCACCACGAACAGTCCTTGCCGTCATTCACTCGGTTGCGGATAGTCCAAGCCGCAGCAATCTGGCCGGCCAAGCTTTCACCCCTCGCCTCCCCCCACAGCGTGCGCGTGAGGATGTCGCGGTCTTTTTCGGTTACTGGCATCACTTTTCTCCAGGTAAAAAAACGGCTTTTACGCCGGTGTTGGGGAGGATAGGCCGCTGGTGCTGAGTGTTGGCTGGTATAGGTGTATCGATTTCTTAACAAGATGGGCGCCCTAAAGGCATAATGCCGCCCGCTAGGAGTTCGTCATTCAAATAGGAACTTTCACATGGGCGCTTTCCGCCTGCTGCTGGCTGTGCTGGTAGCAATTTCCCACATGGGAATCTCGATTGCTGGTCACAACCCTGGCGTATTTGCTGTGGTTTCGTTTCTAATCATCAGTGGGCTGGTCATGACCGCGCTGATCGAAAAGAGTTACAACTCAATAAATCGCATCCCGGCCTTTTATCTCGATAGAGCAATCCGGCTATATCCGCAGTTTATTTTTTACTTCTTGGTGTCCTGCGCTGTTATATGGCTGATGCTTCCAGGCACTCCTGTCGCTGAAGCGCTAACAGCAAAAAACATCATCCCTAGCCTTGGCATTGCCCCCCTTGGTCTCTATATGTTCGGCATCACATCGCCAGACATTATTCCACCGGCATGGTCGCTGGGGCTTGAGGCGTTTTTCTACTTAGTGATTCCGTTCATTCTTATCTTGAGAGTCAGGGGGGCCGTGTTTCTCGCATCCATTCTTATCGCCATAGCTGCGTGCGTCGGAGTCATCAACACTGATGTATACGGCTACCGGCTACTGCCGGGCGTGTTGTTCATTTTCCTGTGTGGCAGTTATATGCTACGCGGCGAAAAATCTGGAAAAGCACTGATCACGCTGACCTGGCTATTACAGATCGCTCTGTTTGCGGCGATTCAGAAGGGCCTGATCAAAGAGGCGCCATCAAACACAGAACTCACCGCAGGACTGATATTCGGCATCCCGGCCGTTTATGGTCTTTCGAAACTCGGATACCACAAAATTGACGAGTTCTTTGGGAATATCAGCTACGGGGTTTTCCTAAACCACTTCGTTTTCATTTATGTGTTTAGAGGGCTAGGCATGCCTGAGCCTTATCAATCTACCGGAAGTGCAGTGGCAATACTTTTGTGCTCATTTATTGCGAGCTTTTTTTCGTACTATTTAATTGAGAAACCAGCACTACGCCTTCGTCACAAAATAAGAAACAATTCGCAACACGGCGTAGATCCAGCAGGAGCTGCTGTTATGCGTCGGGGGCTGTAGGCCAATCAGGATTAGGAGCGCTGACGTCTACAAGCTTCAGCGCGCGATAGAAACGTTGCCATACCTTAGCGATTACTTCTTCCTCATCAGTAGCAGCACCGAGTTGAAGCGACATAGGCCATGATTTATGGCAGGTTTCACTATTTCCACGAAAAAATACCCGCTCAGTGGTGGGTTGCTAATTCGATGCGGGCTTATGACGGGCGAACAGGCCTAGAGGCGGCCTCAGGATAATTTGGAACACCATCAACCCATGCCCGCACCTTGATCCGATAGGTCTTCCACTGGTTAATCGTGCCAGGCAGCGCGGTCGGGTCTTCGTCTTCGATCGCGGTCATCTGGTTGGCAATAAATGCCATTTCGTGATTTCGCCACTCTTCTTCGATGGCCGCCATTTCTTCGTGCACCCTTGCAGCCTCGATTGCGTCATAGGCCCATTGAGGAACATCTTCATACAACGTTTCGCCGTCGAGAGGCTGGTAATCATCGCCGACCTGAATAAACGAGCCAGTACTTCGAATGGCATATGGCATATAAAATCCTTGCTTAGATAATTAACGTTCGAAGACGTAACCGATGCAATAAAGCGATGTCGAAGCATTAGTCCAAGTAATATATTTTCCGAGCGTTGCAGGCGACCGGGACACCGGAAATTTTATCGATCCATTTGACGATTGCACTCCCCAGTTCGCGCCGCCTGGCGTTGCCAACTGCTCGCTCACACTAAAATATGAAATCCCTCCACTACAGACACCGATGACTTTCGTAGTAGTTTGTTTGGGAGCAACAGCCGCCGTATCTGCCAACGTCGGCGTGGTGCTGTTGAAGCCTGAATATAGAGTGAAAGGCGCTACACCAGGCGTACCTTCGTTATATGTGATTTCGTTCAGACCAACATCATGACTAAACGCATACAAGTCAAGCGAGGCAGTCGCTAATACGCTACCAATGTAGCGACGGGTGCTATCGCTGGCTTTACGGTACGCAGTACCAGCATACAGTTCTGGAACGACTGCGCTAACTTCAATGGCCGCCGTTCCGGCATTGTCATACAGATACAAATGATTTAGACCAGCGGCAAACGTAACACCGGTCAACACAATATCTGCAGGCGAAATGTTGGTTTTTTTCAGTGACTGGATATAGGCCGCGCCGGGGTTAATAGTTATCGCGCGACGGCCAACATAGTTCATCTTGAAACCGATGATGAACCCTTGTTGATCAGGGGCAGCTACGGCGACAGCACGCGTGTAATCAAGACACATCCAATTACCACCACCCAAGCTCAGAAACTCTGCCGTATCGTTGGCGGACGTGGTGATGTTCGCACTACCCGGCAAGATCAGTGACGTGGCGTTGTGGGTGAGCACCAGCGCCCCCTGAAACTGAACGGTGCGTCGCGCACCGGGCGCAATCGACCCCAGTGAGGCGATGGTGGCGGTGCCGCTAATGGCCACCACGTTTGACATCGAAGCGCCAATATCGGTCAGTGATGCAGATGCGATGTTTTGGATCGGTGCGTCGACGACATCGAGAACCCCTCGGTCCACCCAGACAGTATTGGCACTGTTGCGCTGCCAGAGTCGGCCAGTGCCGGTATCGGCCCACATCTGACATGGGAATGTCGGGCTTGGCGCAGACGCACCGCTACTCTGCGAGGCAAGCGCCTGCAGCGCAGCGTTCATGTCGGAACGGAATGTCAGCCCTGGACCGTTTGCAACGTCCATATCGTGCTGAGACATAAATCAATACCCCTTTGAGATGTAGTCAATCGAGCAGCCTGATTTGGCGACCCCGCTGGAATTGCGAATGAAGACCGTGAAGCCGTTGACGGTCTTGGCGGAAACGTCGAAGTAGTCGCCCGGAGAAAGCCCTTGCGCAGTCAGGCTGACCGCCGGCGGCGCATTGAACGGCGGCATATAGGTGATGTGCAGACCGACAACTGGGACGGCAATGTCGGTCCCGCTTTCGATGCGATCGGGCATGTCGATCACCACCTCGAGCTTCGAAATATCGATCCAGTTGGTGCTCTGCTGCACCGAGCCACGCAGCTCGAAGTCGAACTGGCGCGCTCGGTAATCACCGACAACGAAAGGCTTCCAGGCCGACCACACTGCGGGCGAGACGTCCGAGGTGCGAACCCAAAGCGACAGCGAGGCGCCATTGGGAGGGTCACCGTCAATGCTGCTCAGTGCATCGAAGTCCAGCACCGTGTCGATGTAGGTGCCGTCGTCATACATTGCCGCCTCGACATCAGCCGTCAGGCGGCAGTCATAGACGTAGCCCAGGTCGGCCGGCGCGGCAAAGCTGTACGTCGCCGTCAGCGTCGATCCGCCGAGCTTGTCCACCTCGCCGAGCATTGCATCCACATCCGGCACATCGTCGAAGTACCCAGCACCAGTCATTTTCAGCATGCCATCTGCGACCGACGCATTGACCGCTGTGCCAGGGAAAGCTGGGGATTCGGCAATGATTAACGCCACGTTGGCCGGCAGCGGCACCTGCGCGTCCGACCAGACTTCGGTGATCGGGCCACCAATGTCTGAAGAGTCGACTGCCCGAGCCAGGTATTTGCCAGGAAGTAATGCCACCCCCGAAGACGTCGAGCGACCCGCCACCTCGGTCAACGGCAGCGCCGTGTCCCAAGTCGCAGAGACATTGCGCGAGTGCCGGATGTTGATGCTGCCACCGAGTTTCACATCCAGTTCTGGCACTGGTTCCCACGCCAGCGTGGCCACGCTGTTGATCACGTCGAGCCGCAAGCCAATAAGCTCCGACGGCGGAGCCAAAAGCGCCTGCGCGCTGTAGGTCTGGATGGTCGACGGTCCGGCAAGCCCGAGCACCGATTTCGGCGTAACCCGCACAGACCAAAGTCCTGAGGATGCCGAATCGAAGTCGATGCTTGGCGTCGATATCTCGGCGACGTACTCCCAGTTGCTACCAGGTTTCATGACTTCGATTTGGTAGCGCATGGCGCGGGCCGGCTGCGTCCAGCTGACAGACAGGCGAGCTGCAGCCAATCCGGTACCGGTGTCATACAGCGACTCGAGGAATGCCATCTGCCCAACGGCGTCCGGCTTGCCAAGGTTGATGTTGCTAATCGGGTTGTCGACGTCGGGGGTGCCGAACTCGACTGCACTGAACTTGTCCGGATCAAACGCCGCGGCGCTGATGGCATAGGTGCCGTCTTCGCCTTCGCTGATGCCAACAACGCGAAATTTTTGCGTCTCCAGCGCGGCGGTCGAGAATACCCATGGCGCACTTGCCAGAGGTACTGACGCCAGCGGCGGTGAAACCGTAATGGAAGTCGCGTCCGCACCTACAGTCACGGCGGCGCTCGCGTACGATCCATCCGCCATCACCACACCCACTACGCCGGTGCCGGCCAAGCCGATCGGAGCATCCAGCAGCAGGTTCGAAGCCGTGCTGCCAGCGAGCAGACGGCCACCGTTGCGTGCGCCTGCCCGATTGGCGTCAGCGACATCAATGATGTCGCCCGGGTGCGGAAGCGCACCGTCTGCGCCGACAGCAAACGTCACCGCCTCGCTTTCGGCATACAACAACCAGCGGCCAAGGCGGCGCGCCTGCCCGCGGGAGGTGCACCCAACTGCCACGACATCGCTCTGCTGGATCCGACCCCACTTCGCAATCAGCTCAGGTCGTTCAACAATCTCGACCGACTGCTTGTACTGCTGCAATGGGTCGTTCCAGGTGACGGCCGCGACGTTGTAACGCTGGTCAGAGGCAACCGACTGGTAGTTGAAGTCGCCGCCCACCACATTGGAATTGTTGAACAAGTAACGACTGGAGCGCGGGGCATCCTGCACAGCGGTCAGCGTACCACCAGCCCAGAAGCAAATGGCCCGGAACACCGACACCATGTCATTGACCAGCTTCCACGCATCCTGCTGGGTGGTTAGCGCCAAGTTGCAAGTAAACCGCGGCTCAAATCCACCGTAACCGTCCGGGACATGTTGATCGCAATACTGAGCGATGCTGTACAGCGAGTACTTGTCGACCAGTGCCGAATCGAGCAGTCCGCCCAGGCCATAGCGGGTGTTGGTCAGCATGTCGTACCACACCCAGGCCGGGTTATCGGTCCAGGCCCGCTGGAATGTTCCGTCCCAAGACCCGGCGTAGGTCCTGGTTGCTGCGTTGTAATTGCTCGGCACCAGCACCTTGATCCCTCGGATCAAGAACGAGATGCGTGGAATGCTGGAAAACTGTTGGGCATCCACCGAGATGGCGGCTATCGCGGTATTCGGGTAACGAAGCTTTTCATCCCAAAGCAGGGTCACCGAATCAAAGAAAGTCCGGTTTTGAATGGCCGAACTGCCGGAGTCTGGCGACAGGCGTGTCAGCCTGACGTACCGAGGTAGGCCGCCAGATGGCGGCAGCCGAAGGTAATACGAGAACTGCGTCCGGCTCATGGTCTTGCCGGTGATCGTCAAGTCCTCGCACAGTTGATACCAGCCGCCAGTTCCCAGCTTACCTTCGACGCGGAAGCTCGCGGTGGATCCTGTGGTGTCACCGTTTGAGAGGTTCTGTTCAGATAGCTGCGGAGTGCTGACGGTGATGCGCACGGCGTCAACATCGGTGTCGGTGATGGCCCGCTCGATCGCAATCAGCGAACGCATTTCCACGCCCACCGACTGTTCAGCTTCCAGGTTGGTGATCGGCATGTAGGACTGCCACTGGGTGCCCGGCCGCCAGTCGAATTCGAACGCGGGAAAGTTGATGGTGCCATCTGGGTTTTGCAGCGGTACATCGTCAAAGAATACGCCCTGGAACAGCCCGACGATTCCTTCAATTTCTCCCTCTGAAATCACATGCATCATTCGCACATGCTGCTTCGACCGCAGGCTATCAGGCGCCTCTACCGGCGTGCGTGCTGAGCCTCCTCCGCCACCCCCACCCTTCCCGCCACCCTTCCTGCCGACAATGACTTCGCTCATGCAGGAATGGCCTCCGCCC